TCGATAAATGTTAGCATACTTTCGCTTCCTTAAGAAGTTCAGTAATGGTTTCGACAGTGTAGTACCGAAAGCCATTCTTGTCAGCCCATTCAGCCATTGTGAACTTAGTCCCATCATTACGTCTCCGTGCCCTTGGCATTGGGGTGTCTGGGTGATAAAACACAAACACCAGTTCTTCAAATGTTAAACTCTTTCGTATGTCTACATACTTTCGTGCTTCTTCAGAGTCCCTAAAGCGACCCTTGGCTTCTATCAGGAAGTCTCCTATTGCAAAGTCAGGCTCGTACATCTTAGTCTGTGTGTATGAAAAACCTGAAGTGTGATACTCACATCCCTTAAGAACACCTATGTGCAACTCATACTCAAACCAACTATCGTAACCCTTAGGCGGCTTGCCCTTGCGTTTCTTTGTACTCACGCATTACCTCCTTAATTACGGAGTCGTAGGACTTAAACCACTCACCTCGACGCTCATGGCAACTCTTATGTTTCTCAAGCATCTTATGAATTGCTTTCTCTGCCGCATGACGATCAGAGAACCATTCTGCATGAATCAACTCATAGTCCCTCTTAGGTGATCCAGTTTGATAACCCTTGAGTCGATCTTCAGAGTCTACAGCCTTACCAATCTTCTGCCACTCAGGCCAAGCACAGTTGCGAATGATGTAGACCTCACCTTCTGTGCTTTTCTCATCAATCTCACAATGGCTCCACGCATCATCAAGCATACGGTAACGACCGGGCTTATGCAGTGGGTGTTTTTTAGACACTTCCTTCCCGTTGACGTACATACGATTTGCATCACGCTTACGGACTGCCTCTGGGTTGTCTTTATAGTAAAACTTCTTCTTTGTTTTTGGATTGATGTCTGACATTAGACCTCCTTAAGTTGTAGCTCAGGAACCTTAGGTTCATTCTTAACCTCTGTTAAAAACCTTACACCAGTAGAATAAATAAATCCTCTTAAGGTGGGGTAACAGTGGAGCTTGTAGCCGCAGTACGAGCAACCCGTAGCGAGCTTTTTGTTTCCAGACTTCCCATCGTCCACGGGCTCGTGACAGAAGGACGGAGGTTCTGGGAGCTCTACCACCTTTTTTACATGGCGTACTCGCTCAGCAATGTCATAGCTAATGACAGAGTGTACCGGAGCCTGTGTGTCTTCCTCATCATACTCAAGGTAACACAGGTGACCGTTTTGCTTGTCAATAGCAATCCACCCGTACTTAGTGTCACCCTCAGAGTGAGCGTAAGCCTTCAACTGAGCCACATAGCCAAAGGGGTCGTCAAAGGCAAGCGTAGCGTCCTTGAACTTCTTGAAGCCGTAGGTTGAAGTTGACTTAACGTCAACCAATCGACCATCAATACGGGCATCCATAGATCCCTTAACACCCTCAACCTCACAGAGCTTCTGTTCGTCTGCTACGGTATGTCCTGCCATACGAGTCAAGAACAGAATCAGTTCTTCAATCATATGCCCATACATGAACTTGATGTAGTTGTTAGGCTTCATCTTCTCTTGCGAGTACTTATTCGCAGAGTACCAGAGTTGACGATCATCTTTACCAATGGCAGACAAGCGGAGCTTGCGACCATCACGCATGGATGGCTTGAACTCTTTCTTCATGAGGGATTTCATGGCCTCACCAAAGCGTTCAATCTCCGCATCAACATCTACGTCCTTAGGAGTATTGCGGTTCTCCATGAGGGCGTAGATGTCGTCTACCAATGTGTAAATCGACTTATCCATTAATCTTCATCCTGCATACATTCATTAATTAAATCATGACCTAGAAGATTAGCCGCTACGTTACAACGCTTAGATTGCCAGTTGTACCGTTGGTCAAGCCGACGAACAAACTCCATGAGTTGCTGTACGTCATCAGTTCCAATGGTGAGCTCTGACAAACGCTCTTCAAAGTCTTCTACTGTATAAATATTCTGAGTCATATCGTTCTCCTTACTATACTAATAGTATAACACATTAATGGGTCTCTGCCCAATTATTTCCAACTTTAAATTCTCCATCAAGAGGACACTTGAGATCCAATGCTATACCTGCGGCTTTGATGGACTCAACCATCAGGTAACCGACCTTGTCAGCATGTTTCTCAGGAGCCTCTATCTGGTACTCGTCGTGGATTGACCCCAAGAGTTTGTACGTCAGACCCCACTTGGGTGCATACTCAGTAAATATCTGTAGTGCCTTCTTCATTACGACTGCCCCGGCAGACTGTAGTAATGTATTCAGGGCAGAATGTTCACTTCTGATGTGAAGGCATCGTCCATCCAGTCCTCTGAGGTAGCCTCGCTGTGCGGCAATGGAAACTCTTTCTCTAAGCTCTGCAAGTGCGGGAGTATTTTCGAGAAAGCGTTGTCTAAGTTTCGCTCCAGTTCTCTGACTTCCATCCACAATAGAACCGATCTTGGCATCTCCTGCTCCGTAGAGGAAAGCGTATATAAATGTCTTTGCCTGAGCTCGTGTAGACAAGCCTGCATTGACTTGGTTTGTTGTATGAATATCTCCGTTGAGGATTTCATTCGTATACTCCTTGTCGTTCATGAATGAGGCAAGCATCCTGAGCTCTAGCCCAGACGCATCCACACCTACGAGCTTGTGACCTTCTGGCACAATCCAACAGGCACGACACTCGTAACCATATGGAGCCCCTACAGCAGGAACCTGAGCCATATTCGGCTTACTATGCGTCATACGTCCTGTGACTGCTCCAATGGCGTTGACCTGTCCATGTACTCGACCGTCATCCTCGACTGCGTCAAGCCACGATTGGACTTGTGCGATCCTCTTACCAACCATGAGATACTCCGCAATAAGCTGAGCCTCAGGTATATCAGTAACAGTTTCCAGTGTCTTCTCGTCGACAATAGCCTGACCAGTCTCCGTAAACTTCTCTGGTTTCCAACCAAAGAGCCTAAGATACCTCCCGATCTGCTGTCGAGATCCTAGGTTGAACTCAGGCCAGTCAAGGCGAGAGAACGTGCCGCCTACTTTCGTCCAGTTGTCGCCCAAGAATTTGAGTCCCACTGAAGAAAGCGAACCATCTTTCTTGTACTTAGGTACGATCTCTTTAATGAACGTAGGTAGCGGACGAAATTTTTCATGTACGGCTTCTTCAAGATCATATTGTTTCTCCTTTAGTTCTGCAACAAGGTCTGTTGCCTTACGCTCATCTAAGAGCCACCCGTTTTGGATTTGATGTGTAATTGCACGTTGTACTGAGTGCTCAAGAGTAATGCTGTTATCTCCAAACTCACTAAGAAGCCCACTGAGTTTCTCGTGTAGTCGTTCAGTAACGCTAACGTCTTGCTTACAGTACTCCACCATTTCTGGCGTAAGCGCAGACCAATCATGATAGTCTCCTTTTGGAAAGTTCAGTCGTTGTCCCCAAGCATCCAGTGAGTGACCACCTTCAAGGTTAGGATTGTATAAACGTGACATCACAAGCGTATCTGTGATTTGTCCAGTTACTTGGACACCTAGGAGTCTCTCCACCACAGGGATGTCGTAGTTGATTAAGTTATGTCCAACGTGTTCTGTAACGTCAGCGAATAACTCTTCTACCATCTCCTTTGTTGGCATCTCAAGTGTATACATCTTGTCACCTTTGATAGCGCACAGGCACCAGATAACAGATGGCTTGAGACCGTTGGTTTCAATGTCCCAGATACAACGCATCAAAACTCCTCTATGTTGTTCGCTTCATGTACGTCAGGTTTCTCACCTCTTTCTAGTCTACCAGTTAATCCATTGTAGAACAACCACCCTGCACTCCCGGTAATCCCTGTACGACGACACTTAACGACCTGCACTTGTGTGCTGTTCCGTGCATACTCGTCCTCTGCCATCTTGTCACGACTTAACAGAATCGTATTGAAAGCGATCTGATTAATAGAGCCTGAGCCCTTCAAGTCGTACTCGTTGACGTTGTGAGGATTCGTGATGCTAGGCTTCTTCATGTGGCTTACCACAATGATTGAAACATCAGTCTCCTTAGCCAACTTGAGCAACCGATCCATGAACTCGTCAATGGTCTCATTGGAGTTACTGGTGACAGCCGCTTGCAGTGGGTCAAGTATCAACACATCACAACCATTACCCTTGACCATCGCACGTAGCTTCAGGAAAAGCTCGTCAGTATCTACCGCACCATTATGATCAAGCAACAGGATACGCCCGTCAGTGATGATCTCAGAACGCAAGTTGTCATAGTCGATGTTCTTACGATCCTCAAGCGACAAATTGTGTCCTGTGTGTACTGTCAAGAGACTCTCTACAGCTTCACCATTAGATGCCTCCAAGAAAGCACAGCCAATCGTCTTACTGGTGTTCTTCCAGAAGTGATAGGCGATCTCGTTGACCATAGTGGTCTTACCAACAGACGTAAGTGCACCGATGACGGTGATCTCTCCTGCGGCAACA